CTAGCCGACCCCCGCACTGGTAGCTGGACGACCAGTCTGCGCGTCGGTTCCCTGATCCAGAAATAGTAGTCGGGATCGAGCAGCGTCCTTGGACGGGTGGCCGTAGCGGGACATCACCAGGGCGCCCCCGTCTTCGTGACCGAGGTGCACGGAGACGTCGAAGTGGCTGGCGCCGAGTTCGAGCAGCCTGGTCGCCGAGTAGTGGCGGAGGTCGTGGACCCTGATCGGCCGCAGCCCCGCGGCGACGCGGTCGGGCGAGGTGCCCGAGAGGTCCCTGACCTTCAGCCACAGGTAGTAGAGGTTGCCCTTCTTCAGGCACTCCCCTCGCGGCGTGTGGAAGACGAAGGGCGACCCCTTGCGACGGTCGACCTCGAGCACGCTGCGGGCCGGTTTCAGGAAGGGGATGTCTCGGTCCTTGCCTCCCTTGGGCAGCGCGTAGGTGCCATCATCGCGGCGCTGCCGAAGGACGTGGACCAGGTCGTCGTCGAGGTAGTCGTGGCGCAGCGCCTGCAGCTCGCCCGACCGCAGCCCCTCGACCGCCAGGAAGTTGATCAGCTCGCGGAACTCGCGGGCGTACTCGGCACCGAAAGTCATCGTCGCCGCCATTAGCTTCTGTAGCTCCTCGTCGGTCGGCGGCGCGACTTCGGCCGTCTTCTCGGTTGCCGGCAGCTTCAACCCGTGGAAGGGATTGAAGTCGGCGGGGACGAGGCCCACCTGACGGGCGTCCTCGTACATCGTTCCGACGATCTTGGAGATGTTGCGTGGCACGCCGAGCGCCCAGGTCCGCGCCATCAGCACGTCCGGCTCGCCGAGGGGCATGTCGCCAAAGTCGTCTTTGAAGCGCCTCGCCGCTTCCCCATAGAGGACCCGGGTCGACGGTGCCTTTCGCGGCCACTCCTCGAGCCAGCGGTCGGCGAAGCTGGCGCACGTTTCGTCGGTGCGCTGGCGCTTCAGGCGGCCGCGGTGGATTTCTTCCGCGGATTCGCCTGCCTCCTTACTCGTGAAGGGGGAGCCGGGGACCCAGCGGAGGACGCCTTTGTACTGGAACTTGGAGACCCACTTGCCGCTGCCCTTGGGGCTTTCGAAGACGCTCACTGGTGTCCCTCCCCGAGCCGCTTGACCTGATCGGCCAGGCGGTCGATTTCCTCAGGGGATGCCCCAACGTCCCGCTTGATCTTCTTCATCGAGCGGTCGAAGTCCGCACTGGCCCTTGCTGCTCGGCGGAACCTGCGCAGAACCCCGAACCTACGAGTCGGTTGGACGTCTCCGGGCCTCATACAACATCGACCCCCGCCAATTTCCAGACGTGCCCGTTGATGCACTCGACGTATCGGTTGTCCTCTGGGACACGCCGCTCGGCTGGCCGAAAGACCAGCGGCTCAGTGCAAGTCGGGCACTCAGGTACAGCTTTCAGGATCTGCGAATCACGTAGCCGTTCTTTGGTCCGGTTCATGCTGCGGCTCCTCTCGTTCGGTCGAGAGGCAATCGAACCACGTTCCCGCCCTCTGGGGGAACCCCTCGAAGGGCGGCTTCGCACTCGCCGAGGCGATAGCGGTTCTGGCCGCCGACCTTGGTGTGCGGGAATTTGTGCCGCTCAACGGAGCGCGTCGAAATTTTCAGCACTGCAGCGAGCTCAGCCTTGGTCATCCACGCCTCGCTCACGAGCGCCCCTCCCCCGCTTCGAGCATCTGCCGCAGTGCCGCCTTCTTCTGCTCGGCCCGCAACTTCCGCTTGCGCACCGCGGACGGCGAGAGCTCGGTCGCCTCGCGGATCCGCATCTCCTTCAGCATCCGCCGATTCGCCGTGGCGCCAGCGACGTCGATGAAGCTATTCCTGAGGAAGGTCTTGCTCACGCGGCGTCCTCCTCGAGGTGTTCGGCCAGGGTGCGGATGTAGCCGTCGGCGCAGTGGGTGTGGAGGTAGGCCTTGAGGCGAGGGACCTCGCAGATGAAGTCGACGTTCGCGTGGATCGGCTGCCGGCACATCGGACAGTTCCCGTCCCGCTTGGCGGTGATCGACGGGCCCTTGGTCGGGACGGTGAGCTCGGCCACGGTCACCCTTCCTCGCGCTCCAGCCCCGGAGGTGGCTCGTCGAGAACCTCGATGTCGGTGAACACGCTTCCCTCCCCAGCGAGGGCTTCCGCAACCAGGGTCGTGTACCGACGGCGGAACCACTCAGCGCGCGGGTTGTCGTCGCCGGACAGGTCTGCCAGGACCAGGCGTCCGCGGCGCTCCCCCAGGACTCCGAACGGCTCGATCCAGATTCGGTAGGTCGTGCCCGGAACCGAGGCAGCAATGCGCTTCGACGTCGCCGCCCAAGCCTCCGCGGCTCGCTCGGAGGGTTCGATGGGTTCCGTTTCCACCCGATCCAGCGACGCTCGCAGCGCGACAGCGACGCTGTCCTTCGAGCCCATGTCGCGGTAGCCCTCGAGGTGTTCGGGATCCCGGCAGATCAAGGTGAGGTCGCTCTGGACCTGGCCGTCGCGGCTCTTGTGCTTGCCGCGCTTCATGTGCCAGTCGGAGGCGGCGACGTTGGCGACCGCGAGCTTGATTTCCTCGAGGGTCCGTCCGGGATCGTCGAGCCGAGCTTTGAGGAGCCGCCGGCGTTTCGAGGTCAGGATCGTCGAGCCGTTGCGACCGGTCATCTCCTTCCAGAACTCGAAGAGCTCCTGGACCTGATCGTCAGGACATATATTTGGTTCCTTGGGTTCCTTTGACGGTTCCCTATATAGACCGGGGTCTGAAATGTCCGGTTGAACGGGCCCGGAATGTCCGGTTGAAGCCCCCGGAATGTCCGGTTGAAGCCCAGAGTTATTACCGGACAAAATGTCCGGTTGATCGAGATGGAGGCAAATTCTGTCTTTGCCGCGACCGCGACCTTTCTCTGCTGCTTCGCGCTCTCGGTGGAGGATGCTGCGGTCTTCGAGGTCTTTCAGATGCCGCCGAACCGTCTTCTCCTCGTTGCCGGTGTAGTCGGCGATGCTTTCCGTGCCCGGCCAGCAGACGCCGTTGTTGTCGGCGTGGTCGGCGACCCGAACGAGAGTGAGGAGCTGACCGCCCTTCACCAGCCCGGCGTGGCCGAACTCCCAGGCCCAGGTGGTAGCGCGGACGCTCATTGCTCGGACTCCGGCAGGAGGTCGGGCCGAGCCATGCGGACGAAGGCCTTGCCCCTCGCTTCGAGGTAGCGGTTGTCGGCTTCGATCCCGTGGCGCACGACGTACTCGGCAGCCGCCATTCGCTCAGCCGGGGTCACCGCCCGGTCGTAGACGTCGAGCGCCGCCAGGAGGTCGGCATCCTCTTCGCGGGCCTTGATCGCCTTGCGGAGCTCGCGGGCGAAGCGGAGACCTTTGTCGTCGACCACGGTCATGCGGCCAACCTCTCGGCGGCGTGGTCGAGCTTCGAGCGGAGGGCCCGCCGGCGCTCAGCGGGCAGCTTGGCCGGAGTCCCGCCGCGTAGCAGCGACCGAACGAAGCGGACCTCGTCAGGTTGCACCGAAAGCGTAGTCCCGGACCGCCTTCGATTCGGCCGCCTAGTGCGGCCAGAAACCGTACGGTTCGGTTTTGCCGCTTTGCGCGCTGCTTCCTCCGCATCTCGTTCGCGCAGCTTCTGCTCGCGGCTCCGGTGCTGGTCGTGGCAGTACTTCGCCTGGGGGCGCTTGCCGATCTCGTCAAGGTCGACGGCGCAGTGGCGATACCCGCAGATCCGGCGGATCATCGACTCCGCCTCCCACGTCCGCGCCGGCGCTTGCTTTTACGCCTTGGCGGCGGTGGCGGAACCTTTGCGGCACGCGCCCGGTGTACTCCCAGTGCGCGGTCGAGCTTGCCAATCTCTCGTTCGCTCAGCTCCTCGATCCTGTCGACCACAGTGAGTCGCCAACCACCACCGGGCATCGGATCGCTGAAGACAACCTTGCCTTGGATCTGGTCCTGCCAATCGCCCGGCAGATCAATCGTGCCCCCCGCCGCCTGTACGGTCGCGATCAGCTGCTCAGAGAGGTAGAGGTTGGCTTCGATCCAGCTCTCGCGCTCGGTCGGGGCGACCTCCGCAGCAAGCGCAGCGATGTCCCGGCGTTCGGGCATCTAGCGCCGTCCCCCGGCACGGCGGGCAGCCTGCGCAGCCGCAGCCAGTAGAGCGAGGCCATCGCGCCACGCGCGGTCGACCGTCTCCTTCAGCTCATCGCTCGGGTCGCCTTCGAATCGCTCCTCGAGCGCCCAGTCGGTGTCGCGGGTGATCCGCGCGAACCGGGCGCCGCCCTGCGGCCCCCAGGAGACGAGGAAGAGACGGCAGCCGTCGAAGCGCAGGCCAAATATCGCCCCGCGGCATTTGCCGTCCTCATCGCGGAGCTCCTCAACGGCGGACTCCCGCGGCGGCTTCTCGAAGACCGGACTCCTAGTCCACTCCGGGGGGAAAGTGAGTTCGGCACTGAAGTGGCCGGGATCGGCGGGGCCGAAGGTGGCGGGGTCCTTGCCGGTATCGCGGCACATGCAGTCCCACTCGTCGTAGCTGCCGTTGGCGACGAACCAGGACTCGCGGAGCATGACGTTGGCCCAGTAGTTCGGGTGCATGCTGGACCGGGTCTTGGCGACCTCCCGGATCCGGTCGGCTATCGGCGGCTCGACCTGGGAGCAGACGATGTCGATCATCTCGGCTTCGGTGACCGGCATCTAGCGCCGCCTCCTGGTGCTCATGAGGTCCCCTTGGCCGACCCGGAAGTTGTTGGCAATGAGCTGCAGCCCGGCTCCGACCCGCTCCCGCTCAGCCGGATCCGAAGTCGTGGTGCCGAAGGAGCCAACGCAGAAGTCGTCGATTGCCCCCTGGGACCGCAGGTAGTCGACGGGGTTGATGCCGGCTTTGGGCAGCGCGTATTCGGAGGCGGGCTTAGGCACGATCCGCCGCCTTCCTTTCGGCTCGACCTTCGAGCCAGACGAGCAGGGCGATCAAGACGGCGCCGCCTCCGAGTGCCAAGGCAACCCACGGGCTGACGACGATGGCCAGTACGGCGATCAGCGCCGCGAATCCCACGAGCCCGGAGATCACGACTCCTCCGTTCCCTGCGAACCGTGGGGCTGGGTAGGAAGGCGAAGAAGGCGGTCGATCTCCGCTGCGATGAGTGCGCCGGCCTTAGTCAGATCGCGGATCGGATCGCCGGTCGGCTTGAACTCCGTGGCGCACCAGGGCCACCAGTCCTCCAGCGAGGCCGATTCGAGAGCGCGCTCGTCCCACCCGCAGTCGTCCCCAGCACCGCGGCGGTATCCGTGAATCGCGTAGGCGATTGCGGCCGCTGCAAGGTCGGCTTCCAAGTGCTCGTCGTCATGCTTGGTGTCGTACCCCTCGCAGCTCGACTGCCTCCTGCGCTCCGCCGCAATCAGCGCTGCGCCGTCCTCGTCGCCGGCCGGCTTGTACTCGACGACGACGTGCCGGGGGTTGCGCTGGAACTGCTCGACCTGCGGAGTGCTCAGCGGGATCCAGGCGTCCTTGGGATCGGCGTCGACCCGGCGGACCATGTACATCGACTCGGGCGGCGGCAGCTGCTCGAACATCAGCGCCCCGCCTCCTTCGCGGCGGCCAGGACCTCGCGGCCCTTGACCGTCAGCCGGAATTCCCAGGGGCCTTCGATGGCGAAGGCGTTGAGGTGCCGGCGGTTGGTGCGGATCAGGAAGCGGTTGTTGAGGGAGTCGCGGACGCCGACGCGGTTGCCCTTGCAGGAGTAGCGGGGGAGGTCGCCGGCGATGCGGGGCGGTAGTCCCTTCTCGGCGATCCGCTCGACGGCGCGGAGGAAGGCGAGCTCGTCGTCGGTGACTGCGTCCCTAGCTGGAGGGGCAGTTATCTCGGCGGCGCCGGCGGGACTGACGCCGATGGCGAGAGACGCGATCTCCGCGGCGGCCGTGGTCATGCTGCCGCCTTCCCTGGGACCGGAACCCGGATGATTTCCTCGTCCCCAATCCAGCCCTTGAACCGGTACTCAGTCCGCTTGCGGGTCGGCCGGTAATAAGCCTCGCGTCCCTCGATCGGGGTGCCATCGGGGAGATCGCCGACAACGTAGAGTCCGGCGCCGGAACGTTCCATCTCCAGCTCGAGCCCCTCGTAGGGCCCGTCGATCAGCGTGACCTTGGTCATCCGTCACCCACCTGTTCGTAGGTGTCCTCGAAGACGTCGGGCTTACACGCGCTGACCCCGCCGTCGTGGTGGCGAAGGATCCAGTCGCCGACATCGGCGGTTGCCTTCCGGGTCCCGTTGTGGGTCTCGATTAAGATCGCGGCGGTGCCTTCGCCGGCGAACCGCACTTGCTCGTCGAGGAGCAGGAACTCGAGCTCGAAGCCTCCGTCGTAGAGCATGGCGTCGACCAGGTCGCCGTCCACGGGACGCTTGCGGAACCGACGGGCGCTCACGACCGACCCCCTGAGCCGCCGATGGCCTTCACGTTCTCCGCGAACTGGAGGCGACGGAGGGTTACGGCGACTGCGGTCCGACGTGCGCGGAGGCGGCGCCGGCAGGTCTGCCGGTGGTTGAGGTAGACGCCGGCGAAGAGGTGGGCGATGGCGGTTAGGCCGATGACTGCCAAGAGGAGCATCAGGCCGCGGCCGCCTCGTCGAAGTCCCAGATCTCGATCAGCTTCTTGTTGAGAAAGCGTGCGATCTTCCGCGCTTCTCCGGGAGAGATTGCAAACCCTCGCTCGGCCCTGGACCAGGTGCTCTGGTTGACCTTTGCCTTATCCGCGGCTTCTCCTTGGGTCAAGCCGCGTTCGAGACGCTCAACCTTGAGGTTGAAAATGAGCACCATCAGCGCCGCGCTTCCCCTGGCAGGGGCCAAAGGTCGATGTAGCGGACGTCCTCCTCGAGCTTCGCCTCGAGTACGTCAAGAATCGCCCGCGCATGCCCTGGGTGCGGAATCCACCCCTTCTCAGCCAGCTGAACGACTCCCGGATTCAGACCAGCCAGCGCTGCGAGGTGACGCTGGCTAAGACCTGCTTCAAACCGTCGCCGTTTGAGGCGGAGATTCGGAGCACGAAGGGGGATGTTGCGCGGAGTCTTTCGTTGAGTCCCTGTCACTCTGCATGAGATTCAATCATATTGATTGTAGTTCTGTCAACCTCGATGAATCTCATCCACGAATCGCGCCTAGGCTCCCTCCGGTGGAATTCGCGGAGATCGGTCGGCGCATTCGAGCAGCGCGCTCCTACGCTGGCTTTCAAGGCCGGAAAGACTTTGCGGATGCGATTGAGATGAGCGAAGCCACCTTGGTCCGACTTGAGCGGGGTGACCGCTCGATCAAGCGCGGTGAACTCCTAGTGATCGCCGAGGCCTGCGGGGTCCCGATGTGGTTCCTCGAGCATGGCTGGCAGGGCTGGAGCAAAGAGGTCAGCCCGGAGGAGCTGCGTCAGATCGCGGACGAACTGCCCCCACCTCCAGCCGAGTAGCGAGGTAGGAGAACGAGCCGTGCCACTCTGAGGACTCGGGCAGGCGGGCTGCATGACGCCGCGCCGTCGAGGCCAGGTCGTCGATCCCTTCTCGCACTCGCCGCTCGATCTCGGCAGCGTCCAGCGGTGCTTTGATCTCCGCCAATTTCCCTGGCCCCCCTGTCTTCGTAACTTCTCCGAGGTCGGCCCCTGCCAATTGCTCGGACGGTCTTTGTGTATTGGAGGTCGCTGACCCTAACCGGGGTGTCCGCGAAACCCCTGGAAACCGTCAGGAGCCGCTCCTGACAATTTGGCCGATTCGAGTCTGGTCGAGGCCGGTGGCGACGGCGATCTCGCCCTGTGTATGACCGAGGTCCGCGGCCAAGCGGATCAGCCGATCGCGCTCCGGAGTCAGCTCCTGAGCCAATCTCTGGAGGTCTCTGATTTCACGCAGGCGGGGCAAGGGATTCTCGGGAGGCATCGGTCTCGACCATCGTTGGCACGAAGACGCCTCTCCTCGCAAGGCCTGCACCCCCGTCTTACCAGGCCGGGGATGGTTGAAATCGACGTATTGCCGATACCGCTAGACCCCCTCGTACCAAAGGACATTTGGGCCAGGAGGCGGGGGCCATCTTTGGGGGCTCAGGTGTGCCACCCCGGCCCGTGACTTCACTCTTTCCTCTGGCTACAGTCGAGCGATGGCGGATGTCTGGTACGTCTGCCCCAGGTGCGGCCGGTGCAGTCGCTTCAACTTCCCGCCCTGGCACTTTGCCAGGAGTCTGCACGTGCCTTATTGCGAAACAAAGCCGGTCCGAACTACAGCACCGCCGAGGGGCGTACCACCCACACGCAAACGGGGTCCGAAACCGATCCCGGGGCCGAACCTCCCCAGTGATCTCTCGAAGTCGCTGCTCGCCCAGTTGCTCACGAGCGACTCCAACGGCGACGATCCCGCGGCTGGCCGGCCGCGGGATGACTGATCTGACGCGCGGTATCTTGACTTCAACGCTATAGACCTCGATGCGGGAGGCGCATTGACTTCGCCGGATGTCCACCCGCCGCAAAGAACCGCAGCCTGCCCTGGGCCGAGCGCTACGAGAGCTGCGCGAGGGTAAGGGGCTCAGCCAGGAAGCGGTCGCCCGGCGCACCGGGATGCACCTGACTGGAATCAACCGCCTGGAGAACGGACGCACCAACCCAACCTGGGGGAGCATAAAGCGCGTCGCCGCGGCGCTCGGCGTCTCCGTCGCCGAGGTGGCCAATCGGGCGGAAGCCGTGGAGGGGACCAAAGAAAAGGCCCCCCGGCGGGGTGGACCACCGGGGGGCTAGCGGGAGTCAACCACCTTGGGGTTGACTTCAACTCTATACTCAGATCGCTTCAACCGGGGGAGGCGGGGGAACCTTCCGGCCGAGGGTGCAGCCTCGCCTCCCCTCATACAGCGCCCCGCCGCGCAGTAGAGCTTCCCCGGCCAGAACGACGAAAAGCCCGTCGCCTCCCCGATGAGGGAGACGACGGGCTGGGCGACCGCCGGACGATGTTGCAGGCGACTCAGTCGGCGGGGGTGAGGTAGCCGAGCGTGGTGGTGATGGCGGTCGCCGCCGCGGTGCAGACCGGGGCCAGCTCCGGGATGGTGCCGGCGCCGGCGAGGACCGCCAAGGTGAGCGAGGCGATCGTGCCGACGATGGCGGGGACCTTGACCTTCGGGTTCATTCGTTGCCTTTCGTTGGGTTAGACGTACTCGAAGAAGCGGTAGTCGCCGTCGCCGAAGAGGTCGATGACGCCGGCGTCGACCGGCGCAGAGCCGTGGCCGATGGTCTTGTTGCCGGGCCCGACGTACATCTCGACGTGGTGGCCGGGGCCGGGGCCGTAGATCACGGCGTCACCGGGCTGAGGGTGGCTGACCTGGCGGGCGTTGGCGACGAGCGTGCCGGTGTAGCCGGCCGTGTAGTTCTCGTCGCTGGGATCGGAGAGCCCGGCGGTCTTGTAGGCCGAGGCGAACCAGCTCGAGCAGTCGTCGCGGTGATCGTGAGCCGGCCCGGTGATGCAGTGGTCGGCATCGAAGGAACCCGGCTGGGAGTAGAAGTTGGAGCGGTTGATCCGCTCGCCGGTCGAATCCGTGAACTCCCCCGCACACGCAGCTGCGGAAGCCAGAGCGACTGCCTGCAAGCGCTCGCGCGCGGTCCCGCCAGTGGCGCGGTTGCGATCGATCTGGACGGTGGTGAGCTTGCGCAGCTCGGCTTCGAAGTCCTTCTGCTTCGTCTCCAGGCCCTCGATGCGCTGAACCAGAACCTTGATCCGGCCGAGCCAGAACTGCGCCCGCTGGTGGTTCTTGAAGGCGATGTGACCCTGGCGGGCAGCCCGTTTGTCGAAGTGCGCGGCCATCGTCGGGCTCGGGAATTTCGACGGGTCACGGCATTCGTCGGCGCGTTTGCGGGCCGCGAGCTTCTTGTTGTTGGCGACGAACGCGCGCTTGCGGTTGGCCTTGTAGCGGCGGCGAGCTCGAGCCAGGAGAACCCGGCTCAACCCGAGCGCATGGGCGAGTCGGTCGAGGGCAGCTTTGATCTTCGCCACGGTGGCGGTCCTTTCGTTGGGTATAGGTGCCGGCGGCGCCGGCGAGGGATCAGGCGGGAGGCGGCGTCATCGGTACTGGCCGGTGAAGAGCCTCCAGATGTCACGCAGCTTGAGGCAGAGACGAGTCCACATGTCAGGGACCTCCCGGTGGGCAGGGGTGCAGGACGGACGGCGCGGTGCAGAGGACCTGACTGGCGGCGTTACCCGCCTGCTCAACGGCGTTCCCGGCCGCTTCGACCGTCGAAGGAATCACACCGTTCTGGCCAGAGGGCTCGGGCCCAGCTTCGGGGACGGCCGGGCCAGCGGCCGGCGAGGTGTCGGCACTGGGAGACGAACCGGCTGGCGCCCCGCTGTTGGTCGGCGACGGCGGTGCTGGACCGACCGGCGAAGGTGACGCGCTGCCGTGGTCCTTTTGCCCCCGGGGCGGATCGGTCCCAGTTGACGGAGAGCCGGCCGGCGCTGGCCTAGATCCGCCGCCGGCGGCATCGGCTGCAGTCCCCTCGAACGTCGACCCTGCGCTTGCCACCTCTCGGGAGGCGCGGGACCCTGGCTTCGGGCAGGGGTAGTCGACCTTCCAGAACGCGATGCAGGTGTCGCGGACCGACCGGGCCTGGTCGGTTTCGCGCTTGACTTGCTGGCACGCCTCGCCAGCCGGATACTCAAAGCAGGGCGAGTGCTCGACGATGCGTCGGGTCGACTCCCCGCGGAGCGCAACCCCAACAACTGCAGCCGTCGCAAAGGCACCTAGACCCAGCGCCACCAACATCACCGTGACCGGGTTGGCCTCGAGCCAGGCGTAGCCGCCGTTTACAAGCCGCCTCACGACCAGAACCTCGTAGCCGCTATCAACAGGCCCACCAACGTGAATGCCCAGGTCGCTGGCTGCCGGTCAAGGGGACTCATCGGAAGGGCAAGAAGTTGTCGACGGCCTGGCCGGCCCAGAAGAGAGCGAGGACGACGATCGCGCCGAGAAGACCGGTGTCGATCGAGCCCGACTTGAGCTGGTCCTGTACCGCTAGCGCCAAGAGCACCACCGTGATCAGGACCGCCAGCCAAGGTCGGGATTTCCGTTCGGGATTTGACTCGCTCGTCAATCAACTGGTCCTCTCAGAGATCGGGGGCAGTGTCGGGAGTTCTGGTACGGTCGCGGTCTTCTATGGGCACCCAGAGAGACTCACCTGGGCGCTGGCGGCGTGTGCTCGCCTTGTCGCTCATGGCCGTAATCGCAGCAACTGCGAACGCTCAAGCTGCGCCGTTTGGGCCGGCGGAGGAAACTGCGTGGCTCGAAGCTGAGACCTACTGGCTGCGAGCGCCTACTGGCTGCGCGACCATTGATCGAGAAACGGTCCCACCGGGATCCTTAGATTGGATCGAGGCCGGCCAAGTCGGAATCAGCGGTAGAGCCACGCAGACGACCCGGGGCGCGCCCTTCAAGGAAGACTGCGTCATTCGAATCGTTGAAGGCCTTGACCCGCTGAGCCTCTGTTTCGTCGTGCGCCACGAGTACGGACACCTCCTGGGCTACGGGCACGACGATCCCGAGTTGGCGAACCTGCCCCCCTGCGTTGCTCCGCCGCCGCCGCCTTTCGATGACAGTGCGATAGCGCGCCGACAGGCGTGGCAGGAGTGGAGGGAAACCCGGAGTTGGTGCCGGGAAGCGCGCGGTCCATTCCGCGCCAAGTGCTGGCGGCAGCTACGCAGAGAGCGCGCGCGACTGGTTGCGCTCTACTGAGAGAAAACGGTCGCGGTGTAGTGCGCCGCTTCGACTTTCGGGAAGAAGCCGGCTGGAGTGCTCTCAGAGACGCCGATCAACTCCAGCGTGTGTTCGCCGGCGGCGAGTTCGACGGCGTAGGTCTGGGAGTGGGTGTCCCTACGGGTGATGGTGAAGGCTCCGCCGGGCAGGTTCATACCCGCCTTGACGAGCCGGTCTTCGCGAGCGACGCCGTTGACCAACACGGAGCCCTTGAATTTCACGGTGTCGGTCGAGACGCAGGAGATCCACACCTCCATGGCGACGTCGATCAGGACGACGCTCGCGGTGGCGAGAGTGAGAGTTTTTTTGGTGCCGGGAATCTTGCTCCCCGCCGCTGCCCAGGTCGGGTCGTTCGTGGTGGTGATCCCCGCCGAGCTGTTCGCGGCCAAGATCGTCGGTTTCAGTTTCGGAGAGGTCGCCCCTGCGTCGGCAAGCTCGCTGGTGCCAACGGCACCGGCGGCGATCTCGGATGAGCCGACGGCGTTTTCTTTGATTTTTGCCGCGGTCACAGCGTCGGTTCCCAACTCGGATTCCCCAACCGCGCCCGCCGCGATCTCGCTCGACCCAACCTGATCGGCACCAATCTTCGCCGTCGTGACGGAGTCGTCGCCGAGCTCCGTCGTGCCAACCACTTTGGGGCCGAGCTGGAATACCCCGTCTTTGTCGACCGTTGCATCCCCGCTCATCGCTTTCCATGCGGCGGCGCCCGTACTTTGGACAACCAGAAGCTTGCCCGCTCCCTGGCCCGCCCCCAAGCTGTCCGAGTACTCCCGGAAGGCCTTCGGCACATCGGCCCCGCCAGATACATAGTCGTCACTCTCGGGCACCGTGGCGCCAAGCGTTCCGTAGGGTTCAGACACGGCAGGTCTCCTCTCGGGTCATTTCGGCAGCTCAGTCGGAAGGACTTCGGCTAGGTCTTTGAAGGTCGGGTGGGCAGCGGCGAGGTCCCCGAACACGTCCCAGCCAGCAGCGATGTCAGCGAATTTGACGCCCTCGATCGCTTCGTAGTCGAGGATCTCCCAGGCGGGCAGCTCTTCGAGAAGCACCGCTTCGGTGCGGGCCGGATCCGGCGTCTGGGAGAGCAGGGTTCGGATGTAGTGGCGCCCGGGTTCGGGGGTCCGCGGGCGAATGATCGCCAGCGGGTCTTCGCCGATCAGCGTCCTGCGGGTGGCGATTCGCAGGGCCTGGGGCTGGCCGCGTTTCCAGCCGGTCGGCTCCCGGATCTCGTCGCGCAACTGCTCCTCGGACATCTCCGGGGTGACGGCGACGCCGACCCACTGGGCCGGGTAGGGCAACGACTCGGCCGGGCAGAGGTCGGGGTCGAAGAGGATCCCCCAGGCCGGGACCCCCGGCCGTTCGCGAACGAGGTCGTGGATCGGCTGCAGCGGCGCGCACCAGGCTTCGCAGAATTTCCGCAGCGCGTAGCCGGTCGCGGGATCGGTGGCGCGGTGATAGCCGAGGGAGTTGTAGAGCTCCTCCCAGAGCATCGACCCGTCGTCTAGGGGCGGCTCGAGGGGCGGTGCTTCGGGTGGGTCGATGACGATCGGCATCAGATCACCCCACGGAGCCGATGCGTCGGCGTTTGGCAGCGCTCTGCGGCGGCTGGAGGGCCAGCATCAGCGTGAGGCTGATCGAGGCGGTTCCGAGCGAGTGGGTGACGCTGCTCTGCGCCCCTTTGTTCACCGCTTCGTTTTTGTGGGCAACGTGCGGCGAGTCCGCCTGGTCGCCGTCCTCGGTCCAGCCGGATCCGGGGGTCGCGGAGGAACCGTTGTCGTTGAAGGCGCCGGAGATCAAAAGGTTTTCGTCGCTGGTCGTCGTCGGCCCGTCGACTACCGCGTTTTTCGACGAGGCGTTTTCTTTGAAGTTCGCCCCGCTCTGAGCGTTGACGGGAGAAGCGGTGTCGGCGCCTTCGGCGACCACGATCGAACCGGCGTTGTATTTGCTGCCGCCGCCCCATTCGAGGGTGTATTCGGTGGTCGTGCCGTTCCAGTTCGGCAGCACCAAACAGACGGCTTCCCAGCCTTCGCTCGTCTGTTTGGTTTGGGCGCGCTTTTCCCAGCCGCCGCCGGCGACGGAGAAGACGATCCCGGTGGTCTCGATGTAGTGCCAGATCACCAGCGTGTCGCCTTTGACCGCGGTCCCGGGCACGGTGTATTTCCGGGTGGTGCCGGTGGCTCCAACGAGCATCGTTTTCGTCCTGTATTTCGGCTGCGCCATCTAGAGCTCCGAGTGCTCGATGACGACGGCGAAGGTGAGGTTCTTCGGGGAGCCGCTGACCGATTCGACGACGAGGGCCAGGCGGTCGCCGTCGACGATCGCCTGGTCGGCCGGGTCGGTCGTTTTCTGTTCGGCTTTGACTTCGATGGCCGTGAAGCCGGTCAGGTCCGCCCCGTTCTTCTGGAGCTTCACTTTCGCGTTGGTCCCGGAGTTGAGTCGGTGGAACGCCTTGACCACTTTGGCGGTCTGGCCGGTGCGGAGGGCGATCACGAAAGGCACGATGTAGTCAATGTCCCCCGACGCGACTTTGATTTCGTCGGGGATCGTGAAGATCTTGGTTTCGTACCAGACGCGGGCGCCCACGGAGGTCCCCGGAGGGGTGGCGCTCATCGCGTCTGCGACGGTGCGGACCTCGACCTCTTTGCCTTCGACCTGCTTGGCCCTGATGTAGTCGACGACGCTGGAGAAGTCGCTGGATTTGAACTCGGTCGCTTTCGTCGGCGACCCCGCGACGATGTCGTGGAAGGTGAGGATCAGCCACGAGCCCTGTTCGATGGCTTTGTCGATCGCGGCTTTGATCGTCGCGGCGGTGTCGACGGTCCCGTCGACCGACCAGCCACGGAGCGTGTAGTCGTCGCGCGGCGGGATCGTCTCCGGGCCCTGCGCCGTCGACCGGCCGGCGCCGTAGTCCTTGATCACCGAGGGCCGCGCTTTTTCCATCTTGGCCGAGCCCTTCGGGTAGGCGAAGGTGGCGCGGCGGAACCCGTTTTCGTCGAGCCAGTCGCGAAGCCCATTGAGCTCGGCTTCCAGGTCGGCCGCCGCCGCAATCGAGTCGAGGCCGCTCGAGAGGTTGTGGTTGGTGACCGTGTAAGCGTGGCCGGCGACCTCCCAGCCATGCTGGTCGCGGAGAATCTTCAGCTGCGCCAGCGTCAGCCGTTCTGCGCTGCCGACGGTGTCGACGATCGCGTAAGCGGAGGCTGGGTAGCGGTGGGCCGAGAGTTTGTGCAGGGCCGTCGAGAAGACGCTCGCGTAGTTGTCGTCGAAGCAGAAGCTGATGACGGCCTTGGGCCTAGTCGGCACCGCGTAGATCCCCGCCACGTAGAGGGTGAATTTGCCGGTGTTCTTGTCGGTGACCAGGATCTGCGCTGAGTCGATCGCCGACCAGTCGACGGCACCGGTCACCGCGAAGGCTTTGATGGGGAAGCTCTGTCGCTCCCAGGTGCTCTGGAGCGGGACCGAGTCGCTTTCTTCGTTCCAGATCGTCACCTCGGCGTAGTCGGTGGCGATGTTGCCGGAGGCCAGGCGGAGCTTCACCGTTTTCAGCCGCGTTGCGAAGCTGAGCTGGGAGTGGAAGACGACGTGCTTGTCCCTCAGGTCGATCGCCGTCAGCGCCGGCGACGTCGCGATCGAAGTTCCCCCGGTGCCGTTCGTTTCGATCTTGAACGAGCGGTCCGTGTTGAGGATGAGTTCCCCGCCGGCGTCGGAGAAAGCACCGGTGCCGTTGCCGGTCCAGCCGTGTTCGTCGGGGAACATCGCCAGCGGGAGCTCTTCGCGAACCAGGCGCCCTGCCGCGGCGGCGAGCTCCGCATCCGTCGCTACGTCTGAAGCGTTGGCCTTCTCGGTCGCCAACTCGTCGATCGCGGCCTCGACGTCCGTGGCCGACATTCCGGTGCCGCCGGCGTAGCTGATGGCCGAGGCATCGTGGGCATCGCTGGTGTCGTTGATGTGAGCGTTGAGCTCCGCATCGGTAGCCGCCGTCGCGGCATCCTGCTTCGGTTCGACTTCGGCCTTCGTCGCGAGTTTCGACGTGTCGGCAATCCCGTGAACGGCCGTCGTGTCGGCGTCGTGGGCGGCCAACTCGGCGTCCGTTGCGACTTCGGATTTCAGCGCCAGGGCAGAGGTGTCGGCGATGCCGTGGACCGCGGTCGTGTCGGCAGTGTGCGCCGCGTCAGCGGCGATTCGAGCAGCCTCCTCGGCATCGACGTCGGCCGCCGTCGCAGCGCCGACATCGGCCGCGTCTAGAACCACCGCGGGACCGCTATCTCCGTTGACCGATTCGACCCCGCCGCCACCGCCTTCCCCGGCGCCACCAAGCCTTACGGGAATCCGGACACCGTTCACCTCGATGTCATAGAAGGGCGTCGTGACCCAAGCGAGCACTGCATCCTCGCCTCGAGCGCGCCCGCCGTCGTCGGTGGCCAGCGGCTGCTCGACGGCGACCCCGCCTTCCTCGGCCGACCACAGGGGCAGCTCCTCTTCTTTGGTGCCCGGTTTGTAGACGAAGACGTCGTAGTTCTTGGCGAACGCGACCAGGTCGGAGTCTTTGATCCGCTGCCAGAAGGTTTCGGTCAGCGGGTACCTCATATGGCGCTCGCTTCGATGTCGCCAGGTTCGGTCAGCGGGGCGATGCCGGTCAGCGCGACGCTCTCCTGCGTTTTCATCGCGCCGCCGCCTTTGACGTGTTCGAGGGTTACGACCCGGTCGACGCCGGGGACCAGGTCGACGACGGCGATCAGCTCGTTGCGGTAGACGGCCGTCAGGTTCACCCAGCCGCCGATGTTGCCGGCGTCGCCGAAGCCGGTGGGCAGCCCTGCGTTCGCCGGAGAGAGGTACTCCTGCAGCCGCGCGCTCACTGCCGCTTCCACGTCGCCGGGGTCGTTGCCGGCCAGGACGGTGAAGGAGATCGCAACGTCGATCTCGGTGTAGGTCGGGTCGGCGACGAAGTGGTTGACGCCGCTGATCAGCTTTGCTTCCTGGCGCTCGAGGAGCGCCGCTTTGCCCGGCGCCGACAAAGGGGCCCCATCCAGGTCGACGGGGACGATGGTCTGGCAGAGCGGCACGTCTTTGGTTTCGGCGTCGGCGTCATAGCCCCGGATGCACAAGGCCCGTGCGACACCGGGAGTGTCGAGCGCGTCGATCTCGAAGTCCCGCGGCACGATCAGCGAGAGCGAGAGCGTTCGCAGCTTCTTGACCAGGCGCACGAGGTAGGCGGTTTCCTCCTCTTCGTCGACCCCGTTGGCGCTCACCCCCACAAGCTCGATCAGGTCGACGAAGCTGAGCGAGTCCGAGAGTTCGGCGTCGGCGCTCAGCCCGTTGCCGATCGCTCCCGGTTCGATCGCTCGCAGGATCACCTCGCCGGCGGCCGTGGCGCTGGCGCCGGGATCGACAACAACGTCCTCGACTACACGGAAGCCGACCGCGAGCTCAGCGGTCGCGGCGATCGAAACCTGCGTCCCGGCCGGGATGGTGTGGCCGTCATCGTCGGAGAGGGTCCAGGTGCTGGCGACTATGGCCGGGGCGGCGAAGATCGGCGGGATCGCGATGATTTTCTGCCCGAGCCCCCGCAGCGCTGCGGTGCTCATCTCGCCCTGCTGGTCGAAGAGCTGCGCACCGAGCCTGGAGATCGCCTGAGAGACCAGGTTGTCGAGCTCGCCTTCGATCGGCTGCCAGTCGGGGTAGTGGGTCTGGATCCCGGCGACGATCTCCTGCTTGATCGAGGTCGCGTCGCGAGGGGCTCCGATGCTCGCGAGCTCATCCATTGGAGGCCTCCTCCCGCTCGGGGGCGATCGCGATCCGCATCGCCAGGTCTTCGACCGTCGCTGAGCCGAGCAGGTTCGCTCGAGGCTCGCAGCGCTCGACTGCCGCCACGTAGCGGTCGGCCGAGGGGTTCGGCGACTGCTGTTTGAAGACGTCGAAGGGGATCCCGAACTCCGGCAAGTCGATGAGCGATCCGAGCTTGGTGTTCAGTGCGGCGACGACGCACTGGCGGACCTCTACCTCGGTGCCCTCGTCGACCACGGCCACCGAGGAGCCCTCGACCGAAAACGGCGTGCGGAAGTGCGGGGTTCTGACAGACACCGGATGGGTCCTCCTCTCAGGAGAATTCGTGGTCGGGTTCGGTCGCGCTGGGCCACCAGGCGACAATCGCCGGCGGGCCGCCGTCTGGCTCGGTCACCAATGCGCGGTCGCCGTGCTTCGGATAGAAGATCCCCGCCGGAGTCGTGTAAGGCATCCAGGCGAGCGGGTCGCTGGCGAGGTGCTCGGCCAATGCGGGCAGGACGCACCGGACGGCTTCTCCGGGCGCGAGAGCGTCGTCGAGGACCCTCGCCTCGAAGTCCTGGGGGCGACCCTCGTCGATCGCCATCAGAGCCCTTTCGGGTGGCGCTTGGTCGAGAAGGCGGCGAGGTCCTCGGCGGAGTAGTTGGGCTTGCCGACGCCGCCGCTGATTCCTCCGCACTCGAAGAGATCGCCGAGGACCTCGATGACGACGTGTTCGGTCCGGGGGTTGCCGGTCCCGGCCTTTCCGTGGACGGTGATGAACTCGCCCTCGCCGGCCTCGCCCCAGGTCGTGAATCCTGAGGTGGTCAAGCGCGCGCCCAACAGGTCTACCTCGATCAGCCCCGCCGAGACGAACCCAGAGCAGTCGTAGCTGCCAGGACCGACCGCGCCCCAGTCATAGGGCTTGCCGATCTGCGCTTCGCACCAGTCGTGCAGTTCCTGCGCCTTCTGGCTGCTGCCGGAGGCGGCTGGTGCAGCGCCTCCGCTGGAGTCTTGGTTCCGGGGCTCGGGTAGCGGCGCCGTCGGTTTGCGGAGGGTGATCGTCGCCAAGCGCTGCGCGGGATCGCCGATCAGCGGCACTTCGATCGTCGAGACGAGATACCGGGCTTTCCCTTCGCCGGTCACCGCGTTTCGGTTGCCGGAGATCCCCATCTTCTGGCCCTTGGAGTTGACCCTGGCGGGAGCGCTTCCGAAGCCGATGCTGGCGGGGCCGTGATCGGCCAGGGTCACGACCGAGCCCGGCGGCGGCTTCCACTGCTTGATCAGCGCCGTGACCGTGACCTCGGTCACCGGGTCGTTCCCGTCGAAGTCGAAGTCGACGTTTTCGACTCCGCCATCGGGGTCGTCCAGCAGCTCGTCGTCGATCGCCAGCCGGACCTTCGACTGCAGCAGTTCGGTCTCCGGCATGTAGATCATCCGGTCGGCCAAGAGGAAGCAGCGCCAGTTCACCTGTTTGGCCAGGCGCTTGATCGCCTCCCAGTAGTCCTCCTTTTTGCCGACTTCGAAGAGATAGGGCTCGCTCGCGTCGAAGTCCGCACCCGCGTATTCGCCGCCGTCGAAGGCCTCCAGCCAGCGCCGGGCCTCCGATTCCCACTCGCCGTAGTTGCCCGCACCGTTGGTCGCCGCGCCGGCGCCGGACCTCTGCACCCCCTGCGCGACTTCGTAGGGCCTCGCGTCGGGGTGGTTCTTGACGTAGTCGATCGCCCCTTCGTGGCCGGCGACGTAGCCGAGCAGGAACCCCGTGCAGGCCTCCTCGACGGAGGTGGCGCTGTACTGGCTTGCGGCTTTGGTTTCCGGCGTCATGCCGAGCAGGTTGGCCGCCTCCTCGCCGAAGACCGACTCGACCGCCAGTGCCTCGATCAGCGCCAGCGTCGCCACCGCGGAGGCGTCATGCGAGGCGGCGGTACGCAGCGCCCTGTCGCCGACGTCGACCTGGTCGGAGGTCGCTTTCTCGCCCTTTACAGTCAGGCCGGCGGCGGCACCGAGGCCTTTGCCGCGGTTTGCCTGAGCGTCGTCCTTGGCCTTCTTCGCCTGGCGCCCGGAGGCGATCGGCTGGATCTTGTGCAGCTGGGGGCAGATAAAGCGAAGGCCCGGGCAGGCTTCTTCGACCAGCATCAAGATGAACTCGGCGCGGGTCATCTCTTCGCGCCGGGCCTTCACCGGGCCCTTGAATTCGCGCAGCTTCGCGATCCAGCGGTCTTCGAGGGTGAGGGTGAGGGTGTCGCCCTGCTTGGAGAGAGCGCCCGGGTAGCGGAAGTGCAGACCGTCGATCTCCGCGTTCCAGGCTTCGGCGAGCAGCGAACGCTTCAGAAGACGCCGCTCGGGGTCGAAGACGGATAGATCGATGGAACTGGCGCCGCCGATCGTCCGGGTGATCGAGGGAGTCGGGGTGATCGCCACGCCGACCTCGAGGTCGAGTCCCTTTCCTCCCCGCAGGACCAGGTCCTCGATGTCGGAGTGAACGCCTTGCAGGCGAGTGAGAGCGTGTGCCTCGCCGACGTCGGCCTTCGCCGCCATCTAGAGCTTCAGCTCCCGGCCCGGCGGCAGCAGGCGGTGGGGGTCGGTGATGCCGTTCTTGCGCCCGATCTCCCGCCAGCGAGTCCAGTCGTGGTACAGGGCGTGGGCGATTTTCGTCAAGGTGTCGCCGGCGACGGTCGTGTAGGTGAGGGCGACGGCCTCGCCGATCGCTTCCTTGCCCCGCCGCGACCGCCCGGCGACGTTGCCAGGGACGTACTCCATGAGCTTCAACGTCAGCCGCGCTCGCACCGTGGTGCCGTCGTTGGCTTTCCGTCGTTCGGAGAACTCGGGGTCGGCGCCGAAGATGAAGAGCTCGCCGTCGCGATCGATGGGCCCGTAGGCGTGGAAGATCGCCGACTCCTCGCCCAGGCTGAGAATCTGTTCGAGGGGGCGCTCGACCGAGCGATTCTCGGAGAACCCGTCGAGGAAGATCGGCACGTCCTGCTGGAAGGGCTCGACGCCGGTCCTCGAGGTCATCCCCTTGCGACGCACCCGATCGACGACCTCCCAGCCGGAGAAGCCGGCGGTCGGCGTCGACGGGCCGTCGCCCATATTCACCGTCACGTCGACCTTCGGGTTCTTGCAGATCAACCGCAGCTGGCGGTGGTTCATTCGCGGTTTTTCTTCCGCTTATCGTGCCGCGCGACGACCCGGTGGATCTCCTTGCCATCGAGGATCACCGGCACCTCGATCACGGTGTCGCCGGCGGTGGCCATGAGTGAGCCGCGGCCAGTTCCCGGCCGTGGCGAGCCGCCCCTTCGCGGCGGTTTCCTGCCGCCGCCAGCACTCGGCGGTCCGCTGCCGCCCTGCGAGGGCGCCGTACCGAATCGCACCCCGGGCCCTGCCGATGCGGTTGGGCCTTCGTCTTCGTAGATGAAGTCCTTACCTTCGGCGCGCGCCCGCATGTACGCTTCGGCCTGTTCGTTGAACTGGCGCTGGAACTTGGCGGCGACCCGCAGATTCGATCCCAGCCTCAGCGCTTCGTCGCTGGCATTGCGAAGGAACCCGGCGAATTTCGGGCCGATCTGCGCAGAGGCTTCCCGAGAGGTGTCTCGCAGGCGTTTGCCGGCGGTCGAGAGCCGGTCGAAGTTCTTGGTGAGTGCTTCGTTGACTGGCCGGATCTCCTTCCAGGCAGCACCTTGCTTCTTGAGCGCATCCCGGTTCTTCATCAGGCCGTAGCGTTCGTCTCTTAGCCTGCTCTGCAGGGTCCGCAGCTGCAGGGTCGTGAAGCGGAAGTCTTCCTTGGCGATCTCGCGGTTCACGCCTTTCAGCCGCTCGGCCGCTTTCGCTTTGCGTTTGGCGGCCGTCAGACGTTCGGTCGCCTTCGCCAGGTGAATTTCGGAGCGGATGACCGGCTGCGAGTTCTGCGGATAGCCCTTCCGGGCAACCGAGAGTGCCCCTTCGGCCGTGCGAACTTCCTGCGCAGCGGAGCGCTGCCGGTGGTGCCACCTGACAACGAGGCCGCTCGCGTGGGCCAGCGCCTTCGAAGAAGCGCGCTGGCTATCCATCGCCTTGGCGACGCCCTTCAGGCGGTCTTGGATCTCTTCCTGAATCGTCTGCTCGGCGTTGCCGCCGAAGAGGCCGGAGATCAGCTCGCCGCCCAGCGAGCCGAGGCCGACTCCGAGCATGGCACCGAAGGGACCGCCGATCATGAACCCAGCGATGCCGCCAGCGAGAGCGCCGCCGAGCTCGAAGCCCGCGTCGTCCATATCGCCTTCGACCGCGGAGGTGACGATGTTGCCGATCCCATAGGCAGCGACGGCGGGGCCGAGGCTCAGGGCGAAGCCTTTCGCGGTGCGCAGGGCGCCGGCCGTGCCGCCGCCCTCGAAAGCCATGCCGAGGCTGGTCCGGCGCCCCTGACCGGCCGCCATCGCGGCGTTGTAGACCGAAAGGAAGCTGGAGGCGCCCTGCTGGAACCGGGCCATCGCGACCACCGAGCGGCCGACGCCGCCGGCGAAGTAGCCGACCGCCGAGGCGAGCGGGCCGATTGCGACCAACAGAGCCGTGGCGCCAACTGCAGCGGCCTGCATCTCGGGGGGCAGAGCACCGAAGAACTGAGCCGCGTCCTGGAGCATGGGCCCGGCGAATTCGGCGAATCCGAGGACGGCAGGAAGCAGCTCCTGGCCGAAGGTGACGCCGAGGTCGACCGCCTGGTTTTTGAGGAGCTCAAGCTGTGATTTCGTGGTTTCGTAGCGCTTGTTGGCCTCTTGCACCAGCGCGTTGTTTTCGCGCCAGGACCGGGCGCCCAGGTCGAGGCTTTCGCGTAGAAGCTCGCCGGCACCCGAAGCGCGGATCAAGGTGTCCTGGATCCGCGAACCGCCGAGCTGGGGGTCGAGAGCCTTGAGGGCGGCAGGGACGTCCTTGCCCTCCTTTTTGAGTCGCGCCAGACCTTCGATCCAGGCGACGGAAGCGTCGGCGGCGTCGGCTTCCCAGGCTTTCTTGAACTGCCCGGACGACATGCCGGCGACCGCCGCGAACCGTTCGAGCTTCGGGCCGCCGCCGGCGACGGCGGAGTTGATCTCCTTGAAGGCCGTCGAGATCGCCGTGCCGCCAGCCTCCGCCTCGATCCCGAGCGAGGAAAGGGCGTTCGCGTAGCCGAGGATCTGGGGCTCCGACATGCCGACGTAGTTGCCGGCGGCGGCGATGCGAAGGCCCATCGCGGCGATATCGCTCTCGGTCGAAGCGCCGGCGTTACCGAGGGCGACGATCGTCGATCCCAGCCGATCGAACTTCGACTGGGGCATCTGAGTGATGTTCGCGAAGCGGGCGAGCGTCGTCGCCCCTTCGTCGCCTTTGAGGTTGGTCGCAACGCCCAGGTCGGCGACGACGCGGGTGAAGCCGAGGATCGCCTTGCGCTTGACCCCCAGCTGGCCGGCGGCCTCGGCGATTTCATTGAGCTCGTTCGCCGAGACCGGGATCTTCAGCGACATTCCGCGCAGGCCCAGTTCGAGCCGTTTGTACTGCCGTTCGGTCCCATCGACCGTCTTGCGAACGCCGGCGAAGGACGATTCCTGGTCGATCGCGAGTTTTGCCGAGAGGCCAGCTGCGAGACCGAGGGGCAGCGAGACGTTGCGCGTCCATTTGCGGCCGAACGACTTCCATTTGTCCGCCGAGGCGGCAAAGGAGGCCATCGACTTGGCGCCGCGAACGCCGAAGCGTTCGAGCGATGCCCCGCCAGCGGCCAATTCCTTGCTGAATTTGCGCTGTTCGCGCAGCCGTAGGAAGACGTCGACCGAGCTCGATTTACTCGACACGGCCGACCTCCCCTCACGGGCTTAGCCAGACCCGAAGAAGGCCTCCGCATTTGCGAGGGCCTGGGCCTGGAATTCTTCTCTCCTTCGCTCCGCCACCAGGGGAGCGAGGGCCTGCATCAGGGCGCGCTCGGTGGAATCAGCGGCGGTGAGATACCGCCACCCGTCGAGACGGAGCGCGAGCAGGGTTGCCGCCCACTCGAGGTCGCGGGCGACTCGCCCGTTTCCTAGGCGCTTTATTCCCCCAGCAGGGCGTCGCTAATGCGGTCCTCCTGGCCCTGGCGCCAGGCGAAGATCGCTTCCATGTGCGGCGCGATCGCGTCTGGCTGGCAGCGCTTGTTCTCCTCGCCCTCTTTCTTCGGCGAGAAGACCTCGAGGACCGTCTCGACGGCGGTCTCGGCGGCGAGCTCAAGGACCTCGGCCAGCTGGCGGTCGAAGCGCAGCGGCCCGTTGCCTTTCTCCAGCAACAGCCACTCCTCGACGCCGGACTCGCGAACGAAGATTCGTTCGCAGTGGGCGATGAGGATGTTGGAGATCGCCTCGCGTTCTCCCTCGACGTCGTCTCGCTCGTTGGCGCGCTGGTAGCGCTTGGCGAGCTGGTCGTGCTCTTTGTCGTTGAGGTCCTTGTAGCGGACCTTCAGGTTGCCCTTGTAGCCGGGCACGAGCAGGTCGAGGAACCCCTTACCGCGGATCTCATCGCGTCGCTTGCGAATCGCCGCGATGGCGCTGCCGACGCGCTCCTCGGCGGGATCGGTCGAGTCGCTCGGCGGTTGGTTGATCTCGCTCACTATTCGCCGTCCGTTTCGATTTCGATGGTGAACGACTTCGGCTCCGAGGAGCTCGAGTCGTAGGAGCCGGTGTCGATGCCGCTCAGGATCCCGCTCCAGTCGTCGCCCTGGCCCCAGGCGTTGCCGTCCTCGTCGAGGATGATTTCGTTCGCCTTGGCCTTGCCCTTGCCGCGGCGCTGCTTCATCCGCTGGATTTCGGCGTGGTCGCGCGCCGGCACGAACTCCGCCTCGAACGAGACGTCCTCGACCACCGCTGGGCCGCCGTGTGCCTTCTGCGGCCGCATTCCGCCGGGGAAGGTCTTGGAGCCTTCCGAGCCGAACTTTCCGCCGTCCTTTTTCTTGAAGACGAAGGGCGTCGGTTTGCCGTCTACGACCACGTGGATCTCCGCCTGGTCTTGCCTCTGAGTGTCCATGTACGCCTCCTAGAGCGCTTGAGTGTTAGTCGCGCTGCTAGAGCGCTTCGCTGGTGGCGGAGACCTGGAAGTCGATCTCCTCGCTGAAGGGCGTCGGGCGCGCCGTCAGGTTGCCGGTCAACTTGCCGATCGAGCCGTCGGTCGGCGACACGTCCTGCTCGACGACGACCTGGGCGGCTTCGGCTTCGGTATCCCCGAAGACGCCGTTCGCCTGATAGGCGGGCTTGATCACCTCGTTCTGACAGGCGCCTTCGGCCGCGGCCCGCCTGATGCCCTTCGCGTCGAGCGGCTTGAAGAGGTAGCGCTTGAGGACGCTCCTCACCTCGGCGGCCATCGCGATGACCTGACGCGCGCTTGCGAGCGAGAGCCAGGTCCCTGCCTCGGTGACCGGATCCGCCAGCGTGCGCCAGCCGAAGGTCGTCACGACGTTTTCCTCGACGATCGAGATGTTGACCCCGGCTTCGTTCAGCCGTTCCCGGTCCTCGTCGCTGTAGGTCTGCGAGAGGCCGATCGGGTAGGTGTCCTTGCCCTCGTCTCCCGCGGCGGGGACATTGGCCGTGCCCGACTTCGCGTCGACGGCGGCAATCGCGCCGAGCTGGCGACCGCACGGCGGTACGGTGCGCGTGGTTCCGAGCGCCAGGCCGGGGACGATGTCCCAGGGAGCGAAGACCGCCGTCTGCCGCGCGCCCGGGAGGGAGCGCAGTTTGCCGACCTGTTCGATCAGCTCGTCGGCGTCGTCGGTGTCTTCCCCGTCGAGGACCGGCACCCGCTGCATGGCCTCGCAGTGAGCCATCACCGCGGCCTGCGTCGCTTCGTCGGTGAAGCCCGGCGCCGCGACCTGCCCAGTGCCGAGGTCGGCACCGAACAGTTCGAGGCCTTTCGCGATCACCACGTCGTCGACGTTGTTGCGGTCGTCGGCGCCGCCGGCGAGTTTGACCGACTGCTCGTCAGGGATCCCCGCAGCGAGTTTTTTGAGGGTGATGAAGGCCGAGAATTTCGAGGCCCAGGCGACTGCGGCGTCGTTGTCGGCGAGCTCGGGTGAGGTCTCGAGGAGATCCCCGTCGAGAGTCACCTTGACGTGGAACGTTTCGGGCGTGACGCCGTCTTCGGTATCGATTTCGGCATCGTTCGCCCATTCGCCCGGGGACGAAGCGATCGCTTCGAGGACGTCGGTGGCACCGGCTTTGAGTTTTTTGGTCGCACTCGCCGCCGCCGGGCCGACGCGGCGGGAGAACAGAGCGCGGCTCAACCCGCGCCTGAAGGCAACGTCGAGAACGTCGTAGACGGGGCTGTATGCCACCCGCGCTCCGCAGAGCGTGACCAGCTGCCCAGTCGATTTGATCTCGATCACCTCGCCTACCGGGCCGCGCTCTGCCAACCCGACGATGAATGCGGTGGTGGTGCTGCCTAGCGCCGGACGCGGCGGGCGATCGTTTCCGATGGTTACTTTGACTTTGGGCACTGTGGACCCCTCCTTCTGCGGCGCTGCCGCGGTTTAGTTCGTATCGCCGGCGGCGGAGGAACTCTCGCCCTTGTCGCTCGACTTGCGGGTAGAGGCCTGCTTCACGAGCCGCCCCCTGTCGATCAGTCGCTGGTTTTCCTTTGCAACGGCGTCGGAGACGACCTCGCCGGGTCCGACCATGCGGCCGCCCCGGAGGCTCTCGACGTGGTCGCTGGTGACGAGGTAAGTCATGGTTTGATCTCGCTCTCGACGTCGATTTCGGTCACTTCAGGGAAGTCCTCAGGGATCACTTCGGGTAGCTCTTCGTCGGTGGCGGGACCGCCGCGCCAGTTGACGACATCGCTCTGGTCGACGACGAAGACGACGGTCGCGGCGACGGTGGTCTTTCGCCCCTCGCGCTTGGTGGTCTCATAGACCTCGTCGATCCAGTCCGAGACTCGGAGGTCTTTCCCCATCGACCGGGCTTGCAAGATCGCCCCACGAACCGCCGCGGCGTAGATCTGGGCGTACTTACGAGCCTTGGGGGCGGTGGCAGCGGAGACGACGATGCTCACCCCCAAGGTCCACTTGACGCGATAGGACCCGTCGCCACCCTTCACCGGCTCGCCACGAAGCCCGGGAGCGGCGATGATGATCGCCGGCAAGTTGGTCTCTGGCCAGCGGTCGTACTCGCTGATCACCGCCCAGGACTTGACCTCCTCGATCTCGGCGATTTCCTCCGGTTTGACCGAGGCCTGCTTGGCTGCCTCTTTCAGGTATTTCGGGAGGCGATCGCGCAGCGCAACCAGGGTGGCGCGCTCGACGTCGAGGCCGCTCGTGAGGCGCCCGATGATCGACACTAGAAGCCTCCGTGAATCAGGTAGCGCTCGATCGCGATGACCGAGCTGGCCTCGGTGTCGGCCGGGATACCGACGGGTGGGCGGGGCGGCATCTGCCCGCCTCTGGCACCGGAGAGATGGAAGCGGGCGTACCAGGCAGGCTTGCCGATCCCGGCGCTGGCGCTCGCACGGCGAGCACTTCCGCGTGAACCGGCGCCCCCGTGGGCCGCGGCCTCGAGATCGCCGCCTGCGACCAGAATGTCGGACAGAGAGGGGATCCCTTCTCGGGACTTCCGTTTGATCGTGCTGGGGTTCAACTCCGGCCACGGCTCGCCTATTGCCGCGCCCTTCGACTCGAAGACATCCTCGTTCCCCTGTTTGAGCATCTCGCGGACGACGACCATCGCCGGACGCATGTCCTCCGCCCTGCGTGAGATCCCGGCGAGGTCGCCGCGCGCCGCCGCAATGCCAGCAACGTCGAGCTCGGTGTAGGGACCGGATCGGAAGGCGAAGCCGGTCGGCGTCATTCCTCCTCCTCCGGCTCGGCCCGCTGCTCACCAAAGAGATCGCGGGTCTGGGCGGTGTTGATCAGCCGCTTGACTGCCTCGCCAGCGTCGATGCGCAGCTGCAGGTAGGGCGAGTCGCTGGCCGCGGTACCGTCGAAGGCGGCAAGCTCTACGGCGAGTGCGGCCTTGAGGGTCGCGGCCCGGCGGGCGGCAGCCTCGGAGTCCTCCGGAACGACGCCGCTGGCGAAGTGAGTGAGCACGTCGGTACAGGCGTCGTCGATATGCCCTTCGACGACGTCCTCCGTCGGCTGGGTGTCCTCGTTGAAGGTGCCGGCGACCGCGCCGCCTACGACGTCGTCGAGCGGATCCTCGGTCTCGCCGGGTCCGTCGTCGGTGTAGGTGCGCGAGCGGATCGCCCGGGCGACTTCCTCAACGCTGGGGCGCCACGAGGGCACAGGATCGTCTGGCACGACGTGGCTCCTTCAGGAGGTCGCGAGAACACACGCCGGCGCCGAGCCCGCTAAGGCCCGGCGCGGCAGCGTCCCTATTTCTTTTTGGCGCTTTTCCGCGCTTTCGTCGGCGCGGATTTGCGGGTCTTGTCTTTGGCGGGAGCCGTCTGGGCCTTTGACGCCCCGGCGTCGCTGGGCTTCACGTTCTCCCCCTCTCGGGCCTTCTCGGCGTCGTCGGCCCGCTGCTCGGCAGCGGTGACCTTTTCCTCGGCCTCTTTGATCGCCTCGGCGGATCGCTCCTTCTCGGCGTCGAGTTCGGCCTGAGCGGTTGACGCGGCCTTCTCGGCCGCCTCCTCGCTCGAAGCCTTCTCCGCCAGCTGCTCCCGCAGCTGCTCGTTCTCCGCGGCGAGCTCCTCGTCGCCGGCGGGTGCCGTCGACTCGGTTGACTCGACCGGCTCGGTGACGCCGGCGGCAGCGCGGACGTCGGCGTGCGCCGGCTCCTCGACCTCCGCCTCAACCCCGGCCCGTCGCTCGGCGCCGCTGCGGCTACCGATCAGTGACCTGGTTTTCGCCAACTCAGTGGTGACGTCGTCCTCATCGACGTACTCGGCGAGTGACGGCGGCACCTCCTGTCCCTCGCGGGCGACGAGTTGCTTGATCTCCTGGCCGAAACCGTTGGGGATCTCGGCAAAGAGATCGCGCTTGGCGATCGCCACTTTTCCGTCCTTGACCTTCATTCAGATCAACTCCTTTCCAGAGGCCTCAGAGGCCCTATTTGAAGTTGACCTCGCCGAAGGCCTGCGGGCGGGGGACGATCAGGACGGCCCGCATCTCCGCGAGGATCGCGACGATGTTGCGGGTGAACCAGTCCTTGTGGGAGTCCGAGATCAGGACCTTGATGCCCTCGCGGATCAGGAACAGCGCGCGTGCCCACTCGCCGGCGATCGCCGTGTCCTCGGCGAACGCGACCGAGGAGACGACCGGCACGCCCCAAATCTGCATCAGCCCCGCCATCGACGGAGGGCCCCAGATGTAGTTTTCGTTTTTGTCCTTCGACAGGCGGATCTCCTGCCAGTCGAGAGGATTGAACCCTACGCCCGTCGGGCTGTACCCGGCGAGCGCCAGCAGGGTGAGGATGCGGTGGACCGCGTCCGCCCGGGTGTCGGCCACGATGTCTTCCTGGTCGTGGCTCGCGATGCCCGCCGTGTTTTCGATGCCGCGGATGTTGGGTGCGGTGCCGTTGCCTTTGATGATCTGGCTCTCGGCGCGGCGCCGGACTCCGTCCTGCATCTCAGCGTCGACCAGCGTCTGCAGGAACGGCGCGTCGGCCAACGAGTTCCGGGTGGCCGGAATCCAGTGGGCGATCGTCCGCACCCCCTCGAGCAGCTCGTCGAAGGTCAGTCCGGACTCCGGCTTCACGCCCGCGAGCGCCGTGGTGACTTCACCGCCGACGTCGGCCGACGTCGCCGCCTCCGCGACCTCTTTCGCGTTGATGGTCCGCGCGAGGATCCGGATGAATTCGACCGCGTTCTCATCGGTCCCGCCCTGCGTGACCAGGTCGAGCACGCTCAGCGGCAGCTGCGGCAGGTCGTACACCCCCGGGAACCGCTCCGGGACGTTGAGCACCCCGCCGGCCGGCCCGGACTGGCCGGTCAGCAGCGACTTCGTCTGCTCGCGGTCCAGCGGCTCGGTGATCGGCACCTGGCCGAACTTTTGTTCGGACCCCGCTGCCAAGGCGCCGGACTTGACGAGCTCTTTGTAGCGCTCGTGCTGGGCCGCCTTCTGGCCGAGGGTCTCGCGAGCCTCCTGCGGGTGGCGGTCCAATTCGTTCTTCTGGCGGATTTCGAACGTCTGGTCACCGCCGTCAGCGGCGATCATCGCGATCCGCTCGAACTGGCCCTTCAGCCGCGCCAGCTCTTCCGACTTCTCGGAGTAGGGCTTCATCGCTTCGTCGGCCGCTTTCACCGCCTCGCTGTTGGGATCGGTGATGTCGGCGTCGGACTTCTGCAGCTCCTTGCGCTTTTCGTCGAAGGCCTTGTAGGCGGTCTGCACCTCTTCGGTTTTGACCTCGATGGCCTTCTTCAGATCCTTCAGTTTGTCCTCGAGCATGGGTACGGCTCCCTTCTGCGGGTTCGATTCGCCCGCGAAGCGGGCACGTGTGTGTTGGAGGCCGTTAGGCCAGAGGCGGCGGCGGGACCGTCAGCAGGTCCACCGCCTTGGAACGAGCCTCGGCCTTCTCGGCCTCGAGCTCGTCGTCAGTCTTTTTGTCGTCGTCGGGCTCCGGGTCGGACTTCTCCCGTAGCCGCGGCGGGCGCTCGCGCTGATCGGCCTCGGACTTCACGCCGATCAGGCGGGTCTCCTCGTTGACGCCCTTCAGGCAGGGGCCCACCTCGATCACGGCGAGCTCCTTAAGGCTGAAGATTTCCTCCTCGTCCTCGACCACCCAGCCGCCGTTGACGATGTCGTAGGAGAAGGAGAACTCCTTGAGCGGGGGCTGCCCGTCGCCACCGACATTCTTCATCGCGGCGTAGGTCTTGCGGGCAAGATCGTTCTCCTCAATGAAGAGGCGGCCCTTGATGTAGAGGCCCTCGGTCACCTCCTTGGCTTCGACCGAGACGCCGATCGGCGGCTCCAGCCAGTCGTGCGACCAGACGATCGGCGGGAAGCCCTTCTTCAGCGACTCGGCGAAGGCGCCGGACTCGACGCGGTCGCCATAGCGGTCGACATTGCCGAAGACGGCGACGATCGCCTCGAAGGTGCCGTCGGGCTCAGAGTCGCCGAGAGCCTTCAGGTTGGTCACGGCGAAGCTCTTGGTCTCCAAGGCTCTACTCCTCTGGGTCGTCGTTTAACGCAGCTGCGAAGGTCGGGGAGACGGCGGCCAGGCGGTTGACCGCCTTGGCGATGTTCGTCTCGAGCGCGTCCGCGTCTTCCTGCTCGAGGGGCTCGTCGCCGAGGAAGCTGATGTTGTTCGTCTGCACCATCGGGCGGTCGGCGTTTGGGTGTTTGATCCGCGGGCGGTTGAGGATCTCGCGACCTTCGTTGATCGTCAGCACGCCGTCCTGCAGTTCGGTCTTCATCGCGGCCGCCTCCTTCACGGGGTCGCCGCGGAGAACCTCGCGAAGATCGAACTCGACCCACTGGTCCTTGAGCGTGGGCTCGGTGTCGATCGCTTGCGCTTTGAACTGCTCCTCGACCAGGACCAGCCAGGGACCGAGCGTGTCGGTGTAGAGCATCTTGTGCAACTCGGTGACGTTGTTGAACGTCGCCTTCTCCAGGATGCCGATCATCGGCGGCTGGAGGTCGTACAGCGCCGCGCACTCCTCGCGGTTGAGCTTGCGCTGTTCGATCAGCTCGGCCTCGACGGTCGTCTGGGCCATCGGCTGCCACTCGATCCCGGCCGGCAAGAGGATGGGGCGCCCGGCGTTCTCGGGCCCGGCGTAGACGCGGTTCAGGTCAGCGCGCATCTCGGCGCGTAGCTCTTTGTCGAGCACCACGCCCTCGGGCATTTTCACCCCACCGGACGGCCGAACCGAGTTTTTGAAGTTCCACTCCTGGTAGCGCTGGGCGGCACTCTCGATTCGGATCGTGACCCCCAACTGCTGCAGCGGGGAGATCCCCAAGCCACCGAGCTTCGTCGAGAGCCAGGCGAAATGCACGACCTCATCGAGTTCGAGGATTCGCCGGTCGCGCCCGAACCCGACCGTCCAGAAGGGCTTCTCCTTGGTCGGCGGCGTGACCTGCCGCCAGTCGAAATACTCGTAGCCGCTGGGCGGGGCGCCGACAGAACGCCGGCGCTTGCCGATCAGACTGTTGCCGTGCAGCATCGTCGGGAACGACGCCCACTGCTTGAAGTCGATTGGGCCCTTGCGCGGTTCCGGCGAGGAGATCGAGTCGATCAGGGGCCCCTCAGTCAGCCGTGCCCGTTCGCCCTGCGAGTTCCGCTCGTAGGCCTTCAGGGGCAGCCGCGAGATCTGCCGGGTCAGTTTGTTGATGACGATCGCCAGCCACGGCTGCGTCTCGTAGAGCTTGCCGAAGCTGACGCCGGCGCCCCACTGGTCGAGCGGGACCGAGTTCGTCGATAGGTAGGTGTTAAACCCCTCGTCGGTGTGCTGCCACGGCGGGCCGTCCTCGGCCACGATGACCTGGCCGTCAGCGGTGTACAGGGTGAGGGGGCTCAAGCGACGGCCCCGGTCGCCGCCGGCACCACCTGGACGAAGGCGATCTGATCACGGGGGATCAGGATCGTCCCGGCCAGCAGAGACTCCTCGCCGCCGTGCAGATACTCGGTGTGGGCGAGCTCGATGGTGTCCGCGAATTCACCGATCAGCACGCCTTTCAGCGACCGGGAATCGACCGTATGGATCACGATCGAACGGCGAAGATGCCGGCGGATTCCTCGGCGGCGCTCGAGGGTGATGACGACCGCCGCGCTGGCGGCGATCACGAGGATGGTCAGTGCGAGAAAGGCGTAGGTCATAGGAAGTCGATTCGGTAGGCGTCGGGGTCGACCGCGGCGCGGTGCTCGGCGGCGGCGGATGAGTTGACGCGGTGGGCGGCGTCGAGCGCGTCCCAGACGCGCCGGTCCTGCATGTCCGGCGTCCTCGCGCTGGAGGAACGATCGAAGCGGGAGCGGCCGTCGGGCAACAGCCGCGAGACGGCGTTGAGGACGTGGCGAGTGAAGTCGGGGTCGCGAGGGTGCCTCAGCCAGCCCTCGCGCAAGGCCTCCATCCAGCGCTCATAGGCCAGCGCCATCGGACCCGGTTTGCTCGAATGCTCCGAGACTCGAACGCCGAGCTCCTCCATCAGCCAGGTCGCCATCTCCTCGCCGCGGTTGGTGTCCATGACCACGACCTCGATCGGGTTGCGTTCATGGATCTCTTCGAAGGCCTTGTGGATCTTGTGCGGGTGAAGCATCGTGCCGTCGCGGGGCGGCACCAGGATCTTGGGAGGACCGAAGAGCCGCTCGGTGTAGGAGGGCATCCAGAGCGGGGCGATCGCCGTCGTGTCGTACTTCCAACCGAGGTCGAGGCCCGCCCAGATCGGCTCGCCCTCCGGGATGACATCGTCGGTGCCGGCGGCATCCCACTCGGCCTCGGTGTGGGCGGCGTCGGTGCCGCGCACCGCCTGGTTGCAGACGAAGCGGCGCCAGTGCTGCACCGACATCGAAGGCGTGTCCCGCTTGCGCCGAAGCTTCGCGGTCGTGATCTGCTCGAGAGGGTTGGCGGCCTTGACGACCTCCATGTCCTCGACGTCGGCCTCGACCGGGACCGAGTAATCGTGCAGGACCATGCCGGCGCTCGCGGCGCGCACATAGCAGCCATCCGGCGAGCGAGTCACCTCGACCGCCTCGGTCCGCATCTTCGAGCGGATCTCCTCGAACTCCGAGCCCGGTTCGCCGGCGGTCGAGATGGCCGCCAGCTGGCCGTTTCGCTTGTCGAGCTTGCCCTGCCAGGTGCGGTAGAGACGGAGCCCTCGCTGGCGGTGAAGCTCGTCGAGCAGCGCCAGGCTCGGGATGATCCCGTCGCCCGTTCGATCGTCGGCGGCGAAGACCTGGATGACCCCGTCGGTCTGCAGGCATTTGATCCGGCGGTATCCCTCGAAAACCCGGAAGCGCTTGTTGAGCCCGGGCGTCCGGCGGACGAAGCCGGCCGCCTGGCCGAGGAGCACTCCGCACTGATCGCGAGACGCTGCGCCCATCACGCACATCGCGTTCGGGGTGTAGGCCGCGTGGTACAGGGCGAAGAGCCCCATGAAGGTCGTCTTGCCGTTGCCCTCCGGGATGATCAGCCAGACCTCCGTCTGGCCGGCGAAGAGGTCCTCGGCGGCGAGAAGTTGGAACTCCTGCGGCTCGCAGTAGTCGCCGTTGTCGAGCACGCAGTTCCGGGCGTAGGCGCGGAAGTGGTCGACGGTGAACGGCTTAAGCGGCACGCTTGGCCCTGGCCGCGGCCACCTCATCGCCATCGAGGTCGGCGAACGGATCGTCCGGATCGCCGGTGTTTCCGTTGCCCTTCTCCGCTTTCAACATTTCGAAGTACAGCTTTTGCGCCTGGACCGAACCGGCCTTCGCCGTCTCGGAGACGACCAGCTTCAGCTCGTCCTTGCTCATCGGCTCCTTGCGGTCCTCGACCTGGCGGCGCACCTCCTCGATCGAGAGGACGAAATCCGCGTACGGACCGCCGCCGTCTCGAAGCTCTTTGCGCCCGCGCGACAACCAGTTCTTGGCGGTCTTCGCCGCGATGCCGGCAGCCTTCGCGGCCTCGGCAATCGTCAGCCCGTCGAAGATCCCTTCGGCGAAGGTCTGACAGGTGTCAGGGTTGAACTTGGAGGTGGCCACCGGGACCTACCCCTTGCCTGATTTGGCTTTTTTTCGCGGCGAGGCCCCTGGCGGTGTCCGGTCCTCTCGGCTTGAGATCGACCCTCCCCCCCCAGAGGGGCGGCGCCGCTGCGCCATGAACAGCTCGGGCAGCTGGTCGCCCTTCTCGCTGTTGCAGCGCGTGCAGGCTGCGACGAGGTTGTCCTCCGTGTCGGTCCCGCCCTTGGCGAGGGGGACGTAGTGATCGGCCACCGTCGCCTCGCCTGGGCAGTAGAAGCAGCGGGGAGTTCCACCCGGATCCTCGGCAGCTTTAAGGACCCGGCGTCTGGCCTCGCGCCCGGCCCGCGTCGAGCCGCGTTCGCCGGTCAAGCCTTCGACCTTGCGCTGCCGGCGACGCTTACGGCGATGGGTCGGGCAGCGCTTCTGGGTACTGATCCGCCCGCAGTCGAGACACGAGAATTCGATTGGCATCAACAGCGTCCCTCAACGCAGCAACACCGCCGCCAATTGGTTTTCGCCATAGCGATACCACTGGCAACAGGGTGCAATGTCACCTTCTCAAGGCCGTCGGACGGAAGAATCACGCGGCCTCGCTCCGCGGCCAATGCCGCTTGATCGTGCGGGTGCTGACGCCGAGGCGACGTCCCACTTCCTTCTGGGTGAGGCCAGTCGCCTCTAGCTGGCGAACGTGCTCAGCCTTCTCGCCGTCGGTGAGCTCGGTCCAGCGTGGCCGCTGGTAGCCAAAGTCCGGATCTCGACCCGAGTCCTCGCGGATCTTCTCGATCCAACCCTGCGGCAGCTTGAGCTGGAGGTGAACACGATAGGCGTGCTCACTCTCGAAGTTGTCGACGACGAACTTGATCAGCGCCTTCTCGTCGGGGCGACTCAGAACCATCGCGACTCGCTCTTCCCGTTCGCTGGCCGACGGCGGTATAGCCCTGGTCTTCAGCGCGAACTCGGCATCCCACAGCAGGAACCAGAGCCGCTTCCGCTTCACCTCCCGTTGCACGGCGTCCTCGAAGCGCCAACTGAAGTGCTCGAACAGGGAGCGGTTCTCCGGCGGGCAGACGGCGGCGGAGAGTTCCTGGAACCCCGGCGGGCCATCCGGCTCCTCGCTTGACGGCGAGGACCGACCGACGGCACTCGCGCGGCTCTCGCTGAGCAGCTGCATCTCGCGGAGGACCTTGCGGATCTCCTCGCGAAGCTCGGGGTCGTCGATCGCCAGCAGGAAGTTCATGTAACCTCCAGCCCCAGCTGCCCCTCAGCCGGCTTCGGATCTCCAGTGAGGCGGCCCGCGGGGTTCGCTTCCCAGCGACGGATGCGGTCTTCGCCGAGCCCGACGTACTCAGGGTTCAGCTCGATGCCGACGAAGTCGCGGCCTAGTTGGGTGGCGACCAGGCCGGTCGTCGCGGCGCCGGCGAAGGGGTCAAGCACCAATGCCCCCCCCCGGTGCGCCAGCGAGGATGCATGGTTCAACTAGGTCGGGTGGGAAGGTGGCGAAGTGTGCGCCCGGGTAGGGCCGGGTGGCGATCGTCCAGACGGATCGTTTGTTGCGGCCTTGCCCATTGCGCCCGCCATTAGTGCGAATGCCCTTGTGGGGCGGCAGAAGGCCGCCGGAAGGGTCCGGCTTGTCGAGGACGCGCCGCGGGTGATCACCGCCTTTATCGGGCTCCCGGATTGCCTCGGCGTCGTAGTAGTAGCGCGGCGATTTCGAGAGAAGGAAGACGTACTCATGCGACGTCGTTGGACGGTCCTGCACCGACTCTGGCATCGGATTCGTCTTCGACCAGATGATGTCCTGGTCGGGCGAGTGCCGCCAGATCCGCTCCTCCATGACGTGCCCGCACCCGCAAGGGCAGTAGAGCTCAACCTCCTCGATCACGTCACGACGCAGGTACCAGCCGTCGGTGCGCAAGGCAAAGGCAACCAGCCACGGGATACCCAGCAGATCCTTCGCCTTCGACGACGTCACCGCCGGCCGCGGCCGCAGGGCTGCTCGCTGCGCCTTCTGCACCCGCGCCGGGTTGGACAAGCGGCTTTTGTCCCAGCCGTTGTCGCTCCCTCGCTGGCGGGTGTTGAAGGAATCGCCGAAGTTGATCCAAGCCGTGCCGTCCTTGCGCAGTGCCCGCAGAACCTCACGGAAGATGAGCACCACATGGCCGATGAACTGCTCTGGGGTCTCCTCGAGACCAAGGCAGCAGCGCATCGCAGGCACCTCCACCGCGCCACCGGGGAGCCCGTAGGTGAGCGACGGCCAGTGCGTCGGCGGCAGACCGTAATCGCGCAGGCCGAAGTAGGGCGGCGAGGTAACGCAGCACTGCACCGACTCGTCCGGCATCTCTCGAAGTCGCTGGAGCGCGTCGCCTTGGCGGATCTCCCAGGTCACGGCGTCGCCCCAAGCTCGCGAAGCGGCTGAGCGACCGACTCGAAGACCGAAACCTGGGGCAAGCACCAGAAGACGGTCGGCCTGAATGGAGCGACCAGCCAGACTTCCGCCTTCCCCCAGGCGAGTGCAGCGCCGACCTCGACAGGCCAACCACACGACGCCTGCTCAGCGAGGATCAGCAGGAGATCGGCGCCTTTGACTGCAGCGAGATCGTCCAGAGCGTGGGCAGCCTGCTCCTCAGCGGGAAGCTCGTACCCGTCTCCGGAATCGGGCAGGGGGTGTCCGTCAGCGCCGAAAGCGGCAGTTCGGGTCCAGTCGTGGGTCACGTCGTGGCCTGCAGCGACCAACGCATCGATGACCGAGCGCGCCTCGAGGTAGCGCGAGAAGGTGGCTCCAACGTAGATCTTCACGCCGCTACTCGCTCCCGCTCGCGTTCGACGATGTAGCGGCCGACGAGAAACCCAACCTGCACGCAAACTCCGTCGCCGAGAGCGGACAGGCGGGATCGCTCCAACCTTCGGGTGCTCCCATCATCCACTCGACGAACCAGGGGCTCAGGTGCGCGTCCGTGGACCCGCTCCCAACGCTCGATAGCGGGTCCGAACTCTCCCCAGTCAACAGCGACCCCACGGCGAATCCGAGCTCGTTCCCACTCGGTCCCGGCCGGCGGTTCTGGCCCTCCTTGGGCATCCCGTGGGGGGTCGGAAGCAGCTTGACCGTCGCCTCCATCAGGCTCGGTCGCCAGCCCTTTCGCGGAGACCGGGGCGCCTGATCCCGGCAGTCCGCTCGCGGAGTCGGGAGGAGCCTGATCGCCTCGTTTAGACCCGGACCGCCCTGCGCGTTCCGACCCCGTTTGCTCGCCGGCCCACGCGGCTCGGCCTTCGGCGTTGGTAGGAGCTTCAGCGCTCCCTTCAGCGTCGAGTTGCCCCGCCCGAACGTCTCCGACTCCCTCTCCCCATCCGACGCCGTCGGGGTGGGCAGCAACGGCGAGGAACCTCTGACGGAGGTGAGGGGCACCGACGGCTGCTGCTGGAAGCACATCCCCGACAAGATCGAAACCGACCGAGGCCAGGTCTGCATATACCTCTCCGGCAAGGTCTCCGGAGTGCCCTCCAGGGGGTCGGAGATTAAGGAGATCCGCGACGTTCTCCACGAGCACGTATCGGGGTCGAAGCTCGCAAACGGTTCGGAACATCTCTCGCCACAAAACGGTTTCGGGGTGGCCGAAGCCCTCTCGCTTTCCGGCCGCAGAGACTCCCTTGCAGGGGAAGCCGCCGGCGATGACATCGACTCGTCGAGCAGAAGCTGCTCCGACGGCTCGGACATCGTCGAAGACGGGGATGCCGGGGAAGCGCTGTTCGAGGATCGAACGGCGCCAGGGGTCGACCTCGCAGAGCCAGGCGTGTTTGAGGCCGGCGAGGTGGAGGCCGAGGGCGAGAAGTCCAATTCCGTCGAACTCGCCGCCGACGCTGAGGTTGATCTGGGCATTCACTCGACCCCCGACGGCGCGGCTAGCGGTTGCTCTACGGCCGGGTCCAGGCGGATTGCCGAGGGAGCGTGGGGGAAAACGTGCTCAACCCGCTGGCAGGTGGTGCGCACGTCGGCCGGGACCTCGAGGCGGTCCCAGAAGTCAGGGGGCTCATCGGTCGCGCTCGTGACCACTTCCCAACAGAGGCGCCCCTGCTTTCCGAGCCAGAAGTCGATGAGGACGAAGTCGGCGCGACCGGCCTCCGCCTCTAGACGCTGGCGCCAGCCCTTCGGTGGCGGCCACGGCACGTTCCACTCGGCGAGCTGGTCCCGCGGCCAGCCGCCCGCCGGCGACTGCGCTGCGACAATCTCCTCGGCAGTCGGGTGCTTGGGGAGCCAGCCATAGACGCAGATCCTCTCCCCGAGGTCGACTAGACGGTCCCACTTGACCTCAGGGACACGGGAGAGGACCTCGGTGATCTCGTCGCGAACGTAGTGCATCTACATCGGCCCCAAGGTCGGCTCGCGGACGATCTTTTCCAGGCGGGTGATCGCCCGGGAGGCCTTGCGCCCGTCATGCACGACGGGCATCTCGATCCCCGCCTCGCTGGCGAGGTATGTGAGTGTGCTCCGCTGGGGCGCGGTCACTGGTCGATGCCAGCGCCGCGCCCTTTCGGAGGTAATGAGGGTCGATCCGCTCACGCGGCGCCCTCGACCTTCGACGGGTCGATCAGCTGGTCAAACAGCACCAGTGCTTCCTCGCGGTGGGTTTTGATCGCGGGGACTGCTTTCTCGATCGCGTCCCGAACCTCCGGGCTGTTCTTCACCGCCGTGTAGACGGAGCTCGAGTCGCCGGCGTCGGCGCCGGCGGCGGCGACGGCGGCGACGGCGACGTCGGCGACGGCGGCGACGGCGACGGCGGCGGCGGCGACGGCGGCGGCGGCGGCGGCGACGGCGACGCCGCCGACGTCGGCGGCGGCGGCGGCGGCGACGACGGCGGCGGCGACGACGGCGACGTCGGCGACGTCGGCGACGTCGGCGGCGGCGGCGGCGGCGACGACGGCGGCGGTCAGAGGCTTGCCTTCCTCTTTCAGCTTCTTCCGCATCTCCTTTTCGATCGCTTCCCGAAGACGTCGCCGCGGCTGCGGGTGCTTCTTCCAGATCTCGTCGCGCGCCTTGGAGATCAGGTCGCTCAGCGCCGGCGTCCACTCGGAGACCTCCATGGAGCGCAGTTCGTCGGCGCGGGCCGTGAGGCCGGCCATCTCCAGCCACTGCGGCATCCCGGTGTTGATCACCCAGCTCGCGGCCAGCGCGCGGCGAGCATCGTCTTGGCCATCGTCGCCGGTTCCGCCAAGGCGACCGAGGAAGCGCTTGAGCTCCTGGCGGCGCTCGGTGTCGAGGCGATCATTCAGGCGCTGACCGAATCGCCAGAGGACGGGGCTGACGCAGGGCGGGCAGTCCGTCCACTTCTCGCCGTAGATCCAGCCCTCGGCCTCGAGCAGACACGCCTCCGGCGGCTTCGTCGGATCCTTGGGGGCGTCGTGCTGGCCATAAAGCAGACGGAAATCGTCGGACTTCGCCGCATCGAGGCGCTCGGGGATCGGGGTTGCGGTGGGACTCACTGGGTGCTCCTTTCGGGAGGGTTGACTTGGTCGGGCGGGGCCTCCCCTGTCGTCGAGGAGTGAGGCGGAAAGGCCTCGCCCGAAGCAGCGCTGAGCACGGCCCCTCCCGAAGACCCAGCGCTGCTTCCGACGAGCGGTTGTTGAGGACCAACGGCAGGGACTTCCGATTTGTCACCCTGCGTCTCCGGCCTGCCAGGTCGCCTAGCTATCCCGGCGGTTATGGGATTGTCTTCCGGTCCGGCGTGCTCATTTGTTGATCGCCTACCGACACCTCGTCGGACCTCAGAGCGCCCAGGTGGATTCGAACCACCGACCCCCCGCTTAGGACGCGGGTGCTCTTCCGCTGAGCTATGGGCGCGAGTTGGTTGTTGAAGCTCTGCAT